TATCTGCCGGAAAATCCAGTTTGATGAATGCACTCAATACAATTCAATTTGGTTTAGAAGATAGAAAATTAGTAGATAAGCCAGACGTTTACGAAATAGTTTTTCCTGTAGACTGGCAGGACACAGTAGGATTAGAAGGCGGAATATCTACAGAAGTTCTCAGGGCTATGGTAGATATAAACGCCGGAAAACCTATATCTGTAGGCAGCAGCGCAGATATCGACGGTGTTGACTTCGGCTCAGGCGACATCGGTTTTAGCAGCATGGGATTCAGTGCAACTTCCGGTGGTAATTATCTTTTTAAAGATGCGGTAGATACCGTAGATCCTCAGACAGGTAGGATACAAAGAGATAACATGTCGATAGATCCCACCCGTCGCGCCTTTACATTCGGAAAATTAACTCCGATAACGAACATAATCAAACAGATAGTTTTAGCCAGCGAATATTGTGTTAAAAATCTTAAACCAGAAGCCATAGATCCAAACACTGGATTGGTAAACTGGTTCAGGATTGACATACAAATTGACCTTTTAGAGTTTGATAAAATAAGAAATCAACGTGCAAAAAAATATGTTTATAGGATCGTACCTTTTAAAGTCAGCGCAGAATATTTGAAAAATCCTACCTCAGCCACAGCAGGAACCAAAGGCAGAGAAACCATATGTGCTAAGAGATATGATTATCTTTATTCGGGTCTCAACAATAACATATTGAAATTTGATTTAGTGTTCAACGGAATGTTTCATACTGGAGCCTTACCGAGGCCGCCTCAGCAGCACAGTTCTATACAAAACACAGATAATCAATCTGCTGCTGAAACTAAAAGACTAGCAGCAACGACGCAATCGGGCTCGGCTCCGGAAGCCGCAGCATCAGAAACAGGAACTCCAGCGGTAAAACCGAATTATAAAATAAGAACCGGTTCTTTTTCTGGAGAAAAAAATGTTGAACAGATCATAGCAGATGCCTTTCAAGATGCATTCCAGAACGGAAACAAAGATATGATGCAGGTTAAAATGGATATATTAGGAGATCCATTTTATCTTTCAGATGCCGGTATATGCTCTAAGTATTTGGGAGAATATGGCCCTAACGAACAGATCACGTCAGACGGCACGATGAATTGGCAAGGAACTGAAGTTTTTATCTATGTGACTTTTAGAAATCCTATAGAACCAAACCTAGGAACCACGGGTAAAGGAGGATTGTTTAATTTTCCTAAAGGCCAATGGGTCAGCCCATACAGCGGATTATACAGAGTGATCGCTGTAGATAATAAATTTTCCGGCGGAGTCTATACTCAGACATTAGATATAAATCGAGTTGTTAATCAAAGCATCGATTTCAAAGGTCGGGCAGAGATCGAGAGACAGAGCCAATGGTTATATGAGACCCAAGAAGCACCACCGCAGACGGGTCCTGTTGATACTACAGTATATGGTGGAGATGAAGGTGAATAATGGCTACTGAAAAACGAAGTTCGGGACAACTGTCCGATGGGGGTGTCGGCACTGGTATATTATTAGCCAAGGTTGTTGGCTATTTAGATCCTAGTTTTATGTGCGGTCTAGAAGTTACTTTATTGAGAGATCAGGGCAATACCATAGGTGAAGATTCTCAAACGTTCCCCGTGAGATACGCCAGTCCTTTTTACGGTGTTACTGCCTATGAAAACATGGGTCTGAACAAATCTGATTGGAACGATACACAGACAAGTTACGGTATGTGGTTTCCTACTGTGGAAATTGGAACGACAGTATTGGTTGTTTTTGTAGAAGGAAAAGCATCAGAAGGATATTTTATAGGATGTGTTCCTGGAAGATTTATGAATCAGATGATTCCGGCGATCGGAGGATCTACAGAAGTCGAAGCCACACCAGATCAAAAAAAGAAATACGACACTACTCAGCCTTTGCCGGTCGCTGAAGTCAATAGAAAAACCAACAGTTTAGAAAAAAGTCTTAATATAGATAAACTTAAAAAAGCGGTGCATCCTATCGCTGACGTTTTTTTAACACAGGGATTATTAGAAGATGATGTACGCGGTGTAACAACTTCTACCAGTAGGAGAGATGTTCCTAATTCAGTTTTTGGCATTAGTACTCCTGGACCTTTTAACAGGGGAGAAGGAACGAAAAAACAGTTCATCGGTAAAAAGAATACACTTAGTTCGGTTCCCGTACCAGTATCAAGACTTGGTGGAACTACTTTCGTTATGGATGACGGTGAAGATAGATATCAGCGTATCACTCCTGCCGGCGAAGGCCCAGTTGAATATGCAGATACAGCAGCCGGAGAAAAAGGTGATCCAAATATTCCTTATAATGAATATTTCCGGATAAGAACACGAACTGGTCATCAATTGTTATTTCATAATTCAGAGGATTTAATTTACATAGGCAACGCCAGAGGAACCGCTTGGGTAGAATTGACCAGCAACGGTAAAATAGATGTTTATGCTGCAGACAGTATCAGTGTGCATTCTCAAAATGATGTAAACATCCGGGCAGACAGAGATATAAATCTTGAAGCAGGCAGAAATGTTAATATTAAAGCCTCGGCAGATTACAGTGAAAATGAAAGCGCAGATATCAATGGTTTCGAAAGCGGAAGAGTGCATATCGAAAGCCAATATGATACTAAAATATTAGTTGGCGGCGACGGATACATTACAACAACCTCTGACCTTAATGTTTTCACCGGGCTTACAAATAATTTTACCGCAGGTGCGAATACCAATATCCTTAGCGCGATCGGACATTTTGAAACTGCAGCCACAATTAATATGAACGGAGTCCCTGCGACTCCGGCCGTGCCTGCTGAAATCCTGCCTACCCATGATAACATAGTAACTGATCCCAGCGAGCCTTGGGAAAACAAAAAAAGATATTCTGTGGAAGAACCATTAAAAAGCATAATGAAAAGGATACCGATGCATGAACCATGGGCGTTGCACGAAAATCAGGCTCCAGCACAACTGACGCCTGACAATACAGATAGAGAGGCGTAAAAATGGCAAAATTATATAATCAGAAAACCGTAGGGTCGCAAGGTGTTGTTGTTTCAAACGACAGCAATATCGCGTTTACCTACAAAGGGTTTAATTCTCAAGAAACCAAAAACAAATTTAAGATGTATGATATTGACTTGGTTAAGCAAGATATAATCAATCATTTTTACATTCGCAAGGGCGAAAAATTAATGAATCCGGATTTCGGAACTATAATCTGGGATATTTTGTTTGAACCTTTTACTGAAGAAGTTAAAAAATTAATCACTGAAGATGTTGAACAGATCATCAACTACGATCCTCGGATCGCTATTAACAGTGTCAGCATAGATTCTACAGACATGGGAATACGCATAGAAGCAGAAATAACTTATCTACCTTTCAACATCAATGAACGAATGGTTTTTAATTTCGATAAAGAAAATAATATTATAAACTGACCATATAATTTTCTAAAATAAATACGAGATAGGAACGGAAAATGACTACAACATCAAGACAGAATAGTTTAATTCTAAACGAAGATTGGACTAGAATCTATCAGACTTTTAAAAATGCTGATTTTAAATCTTATGATTTTGAGAATCTTCGACGAGTCATCATAGCCTATTTTCGTGAAAATTATCCGGAAGATTTCAACGATTATATTGAAAGTTCAGAATATCTAGCATTGATCGATGCTATGGCTTTTCTCGGACAAAGTCTTGCGTTCCGAATAGATCTCGCATCTAGAGAAAATTTTATCGAACTAGCAGAAAGAAAAGAAAGCGTTCTTCGTCTTGCTAGGATGTTGAGTTATAATGCGAAAAGAAACATCCCATCCAGCGGACTATTGAAATTCGATACTGTTAGTACAACAGAAAATATCTTAGACAACAACGGTAAAAATCTAGCCCAGCAGGTCATAATCTGGAACGATCCAACTAATCAAAATTGGGCCGAACAATTCGTGGCAGTATTAAATGCCGCTATGAGCGATAATACAGAATTCGGTAGAAGCCAAGGATCGGCAGTGATTGACGGGATTTCAACAGAGCAGTATAGATTCAGAACCGCTTCTACAGATGTGCCAGTGTTTAGTTTCAATAAAATAGTTGCCGGAAGGCAGATGCCGTTTGAAATAGTCAGCAGTTCATTCCGCGGCAGTGAAACAATATATGAAGAACCACCGACGCCGGCCAACCAACTGGGTTTTGTTTACAAAAATGACGGCAAAGGTGGCACCAGTGCTAACACAGGATTTTTCTTTTTATTCAAGCAAGGAAATTTAGAACTGGCTGATTTTAACATTAGCCTCGGCCGACCAAATGAAGTAGTTTCGGTAGATTCTAACAATATCAACGAGAACGATGTTTGGCTTTTTAAATTAAACAGTTCCGGAGCTCAGATAGAAGAATGGACTAAAGTTCAATCTTTGATAGGTAACAACATCGCTTATAATAGTATTTCTTCTAATATTAGAAATATCTATTCTGTAATTACCAAAGAAAATGACAGAGTTGATCTAGCTTTTGCTGATGGTGTTTACGGAAATTTGCCGTTAGGAACTTTTAGAGTTTATTATAGAAAAAGCAATGGTCTGACTTATCAGATTTCTCCTAGCGAAATGCAAGGTATAAGTTTGGCGATTTCTTATGCAAACAAACAAGGTGTAAGACACACTTTAACAGTAACGTGCAGTTTAAAATATACAGTAGATTCCTCGACGAGTTCTGAAAGTATTGATGCGATACGAGTAAATGCACCTGCTGCCTACTATACACAAAATAGAATGATCACTGGTGAAGATTATAATCTAGCACCACTAACTGCAAGTCAAAATATATTAAAAGTTAAATCGATAAACAGAACATCTAGCGGAATATCTAGAAATTTTGATATAATTGATGCATCGGGAAAATACAGTAACATAAATGTTTTTGCTGATGACGGTATAATTTACAAAGAAGAAGTAGAAAGATCGCTGACTTTCAAATATGCAAATCGTATAGATATAATCAATTTTATACGCAATAAAATAGAACCTATTTTTACAGATACAGATGTTTACAATTTTTATCTAACTAAATTTAATAGAATATTGTTTACCGATTCAAACACGGTATGGAATCAGGTCTCAGTTGATATCAATCTCAGTTCCGGATATTTTACAAATCTAGTAGATGTCACAGCTATTTTGCCGGTAGCGACCTATACCACAGGATTACTAAGATATCTTTCTCCGGGTGCTCTTATCAAATTTGTTCCACCGGCAGGAAAGAAATTTAAGAAGGGAAAATTAGTCAATGAAGACAATTCAGACCCGGCTCAAAGACCTTATCTATGGACCAAGGTAGTTAAAATCACAGGAGACGGTACGGCGAATAATCTAGGAACATTGACCACTGGATTAGGTCCTATACAATTCAATGATACGATACCAAGCGGTGCCGTAGCATCGATAATAATTCCTAAGTTT